CCCGAGTTTAATGGAGATGGACCCGGGGTATGTTGCGCGGCTGGACGGGTTGCCAGAGCCGTATCGCACGGCATACAAGGAAGGGCGTTGGGATATATTCATTGGGCAGATGTTCGGGTTTGATGAGAAGTACCATGTGATTAACCCGATGCCGGTACCGGACAATGTGCCACTTTATATGACGTTCGACTGGGGCTTCGGCAAACCGTATTCAACCGGGTGGTGGTGGGTGGACGGGGAAGGGCGATTATACCAGTTCACCGAGCTTTACGGCATGATGCCTGGTCAGATCGACGTGGGGCTCCGCCAGACGGATGAGGAGATAGCCGAAGAGATCATTAAACACGAGAAGTCACAGGGGATATGGGGCCGTCGGATCGTCCGGCTGTGTGATCCCACGTGCTTCAACAAGAAACCGGATTACCGTGGCGGCGGGCAGGGACCATCCACAGCGGAGGTGTTTGCGCGCGCCGGCCTGGTCCTGACGCCTGGGGATCCGAGTCGCATCTTGAAGATCAGGCAGTTTCATCAGAGGTTGAGGATATTCAAGGATGGCCGGATGCCGATGATGGTGGTGTATCGGGGGTGTGAGGCGTTCATCCGGACAATCCCGCTCCTGCAGCCGGACTCGAATAATGTAGAAGACGTTCAAACCAATTCCGAAGACCACTGTCTTGCCGGGGATATGCTCGTTGACAGTCCGTCTGGGCAACAGAAAATCAGGGATATAGTTGGAAAATGCGGATTTGTTTATACGGCCGATGGGATTAGATTGTTTGAGAAATGCAGATTAACGCGCAAGAACGCTTTAATTATCAGTGTTGCATTGCGTTGTGGGTGTGTGATACAGTGTACTCCAGACCATAAGTTATTAACGACCGAAGGATGGATTGAGGCCGGTCAATCAAAAGGGAGGACATTATGCGTGTCACAGTCATTAGCGAGAGACTTCAGTTGTTTAACGGGGAGCGATTTTATTGGCATGGTAATGCACGATGTTTCAGTAATAGAACAGGGAAACTTCTCCACCGGATTGTTTACGAAAAGATTAAGGGTAAAATTCCTAATGGAATGCTTATTCATCATCGTGATGGGAATCGGGGAAATAATCAAATTGAAAATCTCGAATGTGTTTCACAGATGGAACACAGAACAAGGCATCCATGGGTGGGTGCGGCACTGGATCGGCAACGTCATTTCCTTTCAAAAGCACGGAAACAGTCAGACATCGTTGACGTTCGATGCAAGTGCCAACAGTGCGGCAAGAAATTTCTTACACGAAGACGGGGTAAATCAAAAAGACGTTTCTGTTGTGGAACCTGTAGTCAAACTTGGTGGTATCGTTCTCAAAAAGGATGGGTCGCAAAGGTCTGCCCAATCTGTAAGAAACACTTTAAGACCAAAGATGCAGACGTTGTTACCTGTTCATACAAGTGCGGATGGGCTTATCGTAGAACGCGTCACTGACGCAGGTGCTGCTGACGTTTACTGCTTAACGGTTCCTGATGTTCATTTATTTTCAATACAGGGCGGAATTATAGTCCGCAATTGTTACGATTCCTCTGCGTTGGTGTGCATGGCGCGGCCGGTCGGCGGGGTGCAGGCATCCAAGCGGATCGTGGCGGGCGGCGTAGACAGGGGAGTGGCGTGACCAGAAAGACAGACGGCGGACGGCGGACGACGGATGACGGACCAGACGGATCGGACGGATCACAAGAATGATTTTTAACAGGCAGGATGCGGCGAAAGCCCGGACAGGCGATACACCAGTCTGCCCGTCAGAGCCCCGGACGGCTGCGCGGAGAACCGTGCGGAGGGAGTGTGAAGGGGCACTTGAGGAACGGGTCCGACGAAATCCCGGTATGCGGACGGCGAGAATATCCCTGAAGGGTAGCTCCTAATGGGAAGCTTCACCATGAACAAGCTCATGGCTCGCGTCGAGTAGGGTGCATCCTGTTTGCTTTCAAAACAGAAAACAGACCCTGCTTCGTCCAAGGGACTACGCAGGGCATAGGAAGGAGCGATACGATGAAGGTTGAGATCACGGCGACAGAAAAGGTGACACGGATTGAGGGTGTGCCCGTCCGGCTGTGGGAAGGCATAACGGAACGGGGAACGAAGTGCAAGGTGTTCGTTCATCGGATCGCGGTCCACAAGGAAGACATCGGCCAGCGCGAGTTAGAGATAGAGTTACAGGAATGTTTGCCGCCGGGACGGGTTGTGGACCTGCGGCAAATCTTAGGGTTGACTCCACAAGAGCCGGTCCGGGTAACTGATTTTGGCGAACCCGTGCCGGACATCTCCGGTGGACAAGAGAAAAACAATGAAGATAGAACGACCAAACAGACGGGCAATTGATGCGGCGCGGCGGACCGTGCGGCTATGGTTCGGCCCTGACGACTGGCAATCGCCAGAGGAGGGCACCAAGCATCCGCTGGATGGGGAATACTATCTGCGCGGCGGGATCTGCTGGCCGGTGACGGTGCGGGTCGGGTCAGAATGCGCGGCGGTGGGGTTTGTGTTGATTATCGGCCAGAGCATCCTGACGGGCAAACGCTTGGTGTTTGAAGAGAAGGCGTTTTCCTGCGTGGACCCGATTGTTGGCGCGGATGGGCGCATTGAGTTTGACGGGGTAGCGTCATGGTTCAACCAGGTTTGGACATCGTATGCCTGCCGGGATTACTATTGGCACCAGGACGAACAGACGCACAAGGCATATCTCCTGCAGGTGATCCGGTCGCTGATGATCGAACCTAAACCGCAATTCATCGAGGTTCCTTGGCAGGACGAAGAACAGGTGACGCCGCTCTATTGGAAGTATCTCAACACTGACCGTCTGAAATACCGGGGTTCGGATGATGGCGGCGAACTGCACGGACAGTTACGGCAATATCAGTTGGCCATGGGCGCCGAGAAGATCGAGTCGTTTCCGGCGGTGCTGGCGCTCATGTGCGCGCTGGCCGGGATGGAGCGGAGTCCTTGGAGGGAAAGGAAGACCTGACGACAGACGACAGACGACGGATGACGGACAACAGATGAACATAGAAGGATATTTTAAGAACGTCAAATGTGATAGATGTGGCGATAATATTCCACTGGCAGATAATGATCCATGCACCTGTACTCGATGTCGGACCGTAGTTATGCCTGGACAGGGAAATGGATTCCATGGGCATTACGATGACGATCCGAGCGGTGCTTCTGGTTCATGGGATAACGCGGTTAAAATGTATGAGGATAACCAATGAAATGGATGGCGCACAGTCTGGATGTTGATAGTCCCTTAGGTAAGGCAATTGCAAAAATGTGGGAGATGTGTCCAGACGGCGTGATGTTATGTCCAAATTGTAAAGGTTATGGCGCAACGATATATTTTGATAAGAAAAGCGGGGCATTTAAGAAATATTCATGTCCGTGTGGGTATGAATCCAAAGTATATAACCCGATGGCGTAGGAAACAAATAAACCGGCTTGACTTTAGTGGGCGATTTTGGTATTAATGGGGCAAAAGCAGAATACTGACTGAACGGCCATTCGGTCAAAGGCGCAGGTGAGTGCAAACCGCAAGTGCGGCGAACTCCTCTGCGCCTTTTTTATTTGGAACTGACTATGAGTATTTATCAGCCTACAACCAGTTCTAATCCGATGGCTGAATTCATCCTCAAGCGCTATGAGCAATGGCGGCAGAACAGACTTCCCCTGCAACTGAAATGCACAAAGAACCTTGAAGCTTTCCGGGGTATAAGCACCGGGACATGGAAGAAGGGCGAGGGCGAAGGCTGGCGGTCCAATACGTTTTTCAATGCGACCAAACAGAAGATCATCTCCGCCTTCGCCCTGGTATCCGACATGATGCTGATGGGCGGCAGGATCCCGTTCATGTTGGCGCCTTCGCCCTGGGATGAAGTCAACCTGGCCGGATTGCCGGAGGATCAGGCTAAATCCGTTCGCCAGGACATTGACGATATGGAGCGCCTGATAGACCAGCAGTTCAGCGATTGCTCCGCGGACCGGTCCTTCCTCAAGAATATCCTATCCGCCGCCATATTCGGCGAGACCTACGCAAAGAAACTGGTGATTGACGTGGTTCGGCGCGGGTGGCGTTTGAACGCTCCGCAGATTCCGGGGATTGAAAACCTTGACCGACTCCCGCCTGAACTCATGGCCTTTGAACCGTATGCCGAAAGTCATAATGCGCCGGCGTGGGAATATGTACCATGGTGGGACATCTTCCGGGACTTGGAAACCGACAAACTTTTAGAGGGTGCGGGCGTTATTCATCGTCAATTAACTTCCCCGTTCTGGTTGAGATCGCGGAAAGAGCGGGCCTATTTCCTATCCGATTCGATTGATACGGTGCTGGCCAATGCGGGCAAACAAGGGGATTCATCTTCTGTGCCGGAGAAGGACACCGAATCCCTGACCCCGGCATTGCGGAACATCAAATTCAGGCAGAACACCATCCTATACCTGGAGTTTTGGGGGCGTGTGCCGAAGGAGACGGCCGATAAATACGAGGAAGAACTGTTAGCAAACAAGCCTCTTTCCGGCAATGGCCGGATCACCGAGATCCCGACGTTCGGCAAACAACAGGATTATGAAGAGGGTGATGACGTCGAGGTCATGGTCTGTGTGGCTGGTGACCAGGTGGTGCGATATTGCCGGACCAGTCCCGAGGAGCGACCGTTCTTCCGGTCCGTTTGGGAAGAGAATCTGGATGACATTGGCGGGACCGGCGTGGCGGACAATGCCGAGAACATGCAGGTGGTCCTGAATGGCGCTATTCGCGCCATGGAAGACAATAAAAAACTGACGGCGAACCTGATAGCCGGCGTCAAACGGCGATACATCGAGGGCGACATCAAGGAAGTCAAGCCGGGGTTGCTGTTTGATATTTCGGAAGAGTGTGACGATGCGCGGAAAGCAATCGCCCAGGTCGAGTTTACTGACGTGGGCGCCTCCCTGATGCAGTTGATCGAAATGGCGATGCAGTTTCTGGATCAGGACACCATGATTCCGAAGATTCAGCAGGGGATCCAGACGGACCAGCGGGTAACGGCGTTTGAGATCAGCCAGCAGGTCGAGAAGGCCGGCAAGTACATCGGGAGTGTCATCCGCAATCAGGATGAAGGATTGATTGAGCCGATTGTCGAGGCGTTTTACGACTACAACATGAGCGATCCGACCGTGAGTAAGGGCAAGGGCAATTACATCGTCAAGGCTCTTGGGTTCAACTCATTCCAAGACCGGATTGAGCGGATCAGCAAGATCAAGCAGTTTATGGACCTGATCGTATCAAACCCGGCATTTCTGGCTGAGGCCCGCGTGCGCAAACTGATGGAAAACATTGCCAAGGCACTGGATATGGAACCGGATGAGGTGCTGAAGAGTGAAGCCGAGAAGCAGGCCGAAGCTGAACAACTTGCGGCGGCCGCAAGTCAGACGACGGCTGCCGGACAGACACCGGCTAAAGCGCCGGAGGAATTGGCTTTAACGGGTGCGAAGGCACAGGAGGCACAGGCCCGGGCGGCCAAGGCGTCGGCAGAGGCGGTGGCGGTCCCGGAGAAACTGGCGATCGAGAGGGCTAAGGCGGTGGTGGAAATCGGACGCCAGACGCCAGAGGGCGGACCGGCAATCGCCGGCGGACAACAGTCCAAAGGACAGAACCAGAAAGCACCAGTACCGGCGGAAACAGGCGCACCATCGGCACCGGGCGCACCGGCACCGGTTGGGTAAAATAATAAGCTTGAATATAATCGGCTTTTTTGGTATAAGACGGAACTATCAGGAATGATTCTGAATAAAATACTGGATTCAAGTGAAGTTTTAAATCTCGCCACGCTGCCGGAAACCGGTGGCGGGCGCGCATTAATCAAGGCGGTCGAAAATGAACTCGCATTAAAACGTGTGGAGTATGAGGACCATCCGCGGATAAACGATGCGGATATCCACAGGGATTTGCGGTTTCAGGCGGGCGCAATTTGGGCGTTTAAAAAAGTGCTTGGGTTATCGGGTGATGCCCAGGCGATCATTAACCGGCAATCGCCGGTGGACCAGGTCGAAAAACATTAAGAAAGGCAGGGAACCATGAAGTTTTCCAAACTGACAAAGGCAATGTTGATGGCGGCGGCAATGACGGTTTTATCGGCGGGGCAAGTTTTGGCCCTGAATGAACGCGGCGATTTCACGCGCTGGGGCGAGAACGACTTC